CGTGGTTAATTACTTGGACCCACTTTGTAACGGTTGGAAAGATAACAGGCCTTGCAACAGGAGCAGCGACACTGCCACTTGCAAAGGGCCGGCCGCTTACTTGGAACGCACCGACATGATTAAGCCCGACACTTGTTTTCCAAGAGATAGGTGTTTGATTAGCCATTTATAAACCTCCAAATTTTTATATATTCAATATAAATAGTCACTTATTTGTTCTATTGCGCCTTTCTTTTACTCTCTTGCGCTTTTGTTCAAGGCGCGCTTTTGCTCTGCGGGCCTTTTCACTTTTTTCTTTTTTAGCAACAGAAGGTTTTTTATAATATCTCCTATCTCTTACTTCTTCAATAATTCTTTCTTTTTTAACTTTCTTTAAAAATTTTCGTATCATTTTTTCAGTATTGTTACGACATTCTCTAGCAGTCACGCTAACATTGTGTTTCTTTTTCATCATATTCCTACTTCATTGCCTGCCAAATTTTAGATGCATCACCCATTAATGCACTGATGTCAACTCCCGAATCCGATGGGTGACCGAGATCCGTTGAACCTTGTGGGGTCGGGGAAGCTTCATATGATGTCATAGGTTGTGTCCCTTCAAATAAGTTCACACCGTTATATGCATCTTTATTGATAGCTTCCATCAGTTTTCTTTTAGTCTCGTTTGCTTTCTGCTTGTTCGGGAGAGTATTTTGTCCCTGTTTCACCGGAGGCGGTTGGGGGCACCTGTCCTCAGTAAGCATGTCAGTTCTCATACCTACTGCTACTTCAGAAACAATATTCGAGAGTACCCCTTCTTCGATTAGGACCTCGTGGATACATTCTTTTACTAATGGTTTAATTATCTTTTTTAAATCTGATTTTTTCATATTTTCTCTATGTGTTTTTTAATCAAGCGTTATGTACATATCTTGGGGGAGGCTTGGGGGCCCACTTTTTGGCTAACCATTCGCCGTCATTCCGATTTAACTGCACGCTGTGTAACCTTAGTAAATTAATAATAATTGTAGCAACAGCTTTTTTTTGTCTTGGATCCAGTGACTTGCCGCCAGTTTCTAAAGCTCGAATTGTATTTGGAAGTTTTATTTCTTTTCTTCTACCTTTGTTCTCAAGTATTTCAAAACCTGCGCCTTCAAAATCAATTTTTAAAGCAGCCAAAACATTGTTAATAAAAGCTTTATCCAGTTTTAAATCCATAAGTTTTTCTCTAACCGAATGTGGACCCACAAATATTTGTGGATCTGTGCCCCTATAGTCCATATTTGCTGATGTTTTTTGTTTCTGCGTGGCAGAGTTCGAGTCTTCAGGGGAACTTTTGGGGAGGTTCTGAGTTCCCCTCACGTTCTGGCGTCTAGTAGTGATACCTTCCGCTAAATAACTTCTCCAAGATTCAAATATTTTACCAGCATTTGCCATTCTTAATCCCTGATTATGCCGGCCAATTTACTCATACGTTTAAAAGATTCTTCTAAAGCTGGTGCTATGTCATCTGGAGAACGCAACATACTGTCAATCCCAGGCAATTTGCCACCTTTTGGTAATTTTGCAGACACCAATTTGATCATTATATCGAATGGAGATAATAGGTTGTTTATTTTTTTCTGCGCTTTTCTCAATAAAGCTGCGTCTTGTGATGCAACTTGTTGTGTAATAACTGATTCTTCAGCGCCGGCTCTTTTAACTCCTGCGGTAGACTTTGCTGTTCGTGGAGCACTAACTGGTGCAACGCCCTTAAAGATTGATTTAAGTCGATCACGGAAACTCTCCTCAAGTTGCATATCTTCAAACATCTTGTCTAATTGATACCCTTTCTTGTTTAACGTCGTTAAAACGTTACTCAGCAATTGGCTGGCCTCTTTGGGGCTAAGAATTTTATCGTAAGCAAGCGATTGAATTGCATCTGCGGCCGGCTTAAGCTTTGGAAGCTTATTAATGGCCGGTTCATCAGCAACTGCAGCGGCTGCATCTGCTACAATAACTTCCATATTCAATGCAGACAGCAAGTTGTTGAGGCGTTTTGCAACCTCACCTTGGTTTGCTGCTGCAATTCCCACAGAGGTCAGATCGATTGGATCTAATCGACGGCGCGTTGTTGCAGGCGCGCGATAACCAGCTGTCGGAAACGACATACTAAATGGTGTACTGGCTTCACCTACCATTTTATCAAATTGTTGGCGGCCGTGCTTGGCTACAATTGCCTTGCGAATAAGATCGTGAATTTGACCAATCTGATCTCCAGATGCGAGGCCATCTTTTTCCAATCCAACAAGAGCGTTACTTAACAAAATGCGATTACTTGGCGCGCTCTTTTTTGGAGCAGCTATTCCTGGCTCTGTTTTGACTGTCTGGTCAAAATTATATTTGCCGGTGTCTCTCTCGTTTAAATATTTTTTCCACGCGTCAGAATGCTCCTTAGCGTCTTTAAAGCTACTCCAATCACTCATTTTCTAATACCTCGTTAAGTAGACGGTTAATTTTATCCGCCTTTGTAAATACTTCATTGTTGAATTCTTTTGCTTCTTTCATCATAAAAGCGCCTGGAGTTGAAGGCTCTGACACAAAATCAAAACAAATCAATTGAAAATCATCTTCAACCACTGTGTTGCCTTGTGATTCCGTAACAGAACCCATCCCGCGGGACGATATACCAATGCTCACGCCGGCTTGAACAAGTGAGCGTAAAACTTGACCAGAAGGTGTGTCTAAGATCTTTGCTTTGCCCATAACAGCTTTACCGTCCCACCACACATCAGTCATCATATGCGAAGCATTTTTAAGATTGATAACTGAGTCTTCCGGGTGATCTAATTCTCCAAGGGCTCGACGTTCTTTAACAAGCTTAGAATAATTAACCATTTCTCTTTTGAGTACGTGCTCTGGATAAACACGACCATTCCCGTTAACAGTGTCAGCCTTTTGAATGATTCCTGTCAGGAACATACCGCCGGCGGCAACAAATGCCTTTTCATCTTCAGTTAAAAGATCTTGACATATACCGCCATCGCAGAGTTCATAATACTCTCTCAATAGCTTCTGACCCATAGTTAAGATCCTTTGCAGCAGCGCCTAACTGGCTGCAGCATCCACTTGTTTGTCCAGGTGGCAGGTGTCGCTGTTTGCATATTTGTGTTCATATTTAACTCCATTGTCTCCGAATATCATATTCAAAATATAAGATGTTCCTGATGATAACCATCCAAGTAGGAAGTAGTTTGCTATAGAAACCTCAAAACTAAATAGTTCTGTAAACGGAGAAAGAAGCATTAAAAACCAACCAACATGAAATCCCATACACATCGGACATTTGAAGAGTTGGCCGAGGCGCCCCCCCGATGGTCTCAAACCATCAAATATTTTTCCATATATTAGTATCTGTGTGAGCCCGTAAGCACACAGCATAAATGTTACAAGTTCCAATTTAACTCCTAGATTGTATACAGGTAATTTAATGAATACGGATCTCTGATAAATCCGGGACGAATTGAGCCTTTTTCTGTCGACTGTGGAACTTCGCCTAACTCTGTTGAATCTTCTTTATCAGGATGTATCAAATCGTCATCAGTCATTGAGATGATTGCCTCGGTTGATTCAAAGTAAGGTCTTTCCTCATCGATGAAGCTTGAAATATTAACAAGCGCATGCTTGGCTGCAGTTAAATCTTGGAGGAATGGTTTTTGCATTTCAGCTTCGAAGGAGCCAAAATACGAGCCGGCTTGTATGCTTTCGGCGACAACAATACCTCTCTTCCTCAAGTGTGCGAACAACCTATTTTGTGCACCGTAAACTAAATCAGTCAATGTTTCTTTCGGAAAAGCAATAATTTTATTATTATTTGGCGATAATACAATATCAATATCACCATGATCAAATATCATCAAGTCTCCAGCGAGCGATTTTCTTATATTAAGTTCTAATTGTACAATCGCAGTTTCGTGTTCCCTTGCTATTTTGATCTTAATTGGCATTCGTGTATATTTCCTTTACCAATTCTTGAGTTTTTAAAATTCTAAACAGTGAGTCTTCATCTATTTTTGTTTCTTTAAAAGATTCGATCAGGTGCTGAACTTTATTAACTTTTGCTATCATTTCTTCGTCACTTTGTAACTCATCGATGTTTTTAGAATTTTCCAGCAACGAATTCATTCTACTTAACTCTTCATTTAAAAACACTTTAAGACCCAAGCCATTGTCAACAAACGATGTTATGTATACGTTTAATAATTCCTTTTGTTCGTCCAAAAACTTTTCAGAATATTTTGTATTAAACTTCTTAACAAATTCATTTAAGGTGATAGAGTCAATATAATCCATATTGTCCTGCGTTTTTTCAGCAGACATATCATCAACAAGTTGAGTCTCCAGGATCACTCTTGACTTTGGACTTGTTATTGGTGAAAAAATTTGATAAATTGATGCTAAAGTTTTGTAGTTTGGCACGAAGGTATTGAAAACTGACGAGCCTATTTGTTTGTTGATATCATCAATTAATTTTCCTTGTGCTTCAAAGAGAACTTTGGGGTTAATTGAACGATTGTTGATTTTTGCTTCTCTTAAAATATGTTGACAAGTTTGCTTATCAATGTTTTGGTTTTCAAAAAGTGAGCGATAATTTTTCAAATCAAAGGATAAGACGCTATCGTTATGAAAATGCTTTTGTATAATTGCCATAACCTTTGCTTTCGCTTTTGGGTCCTTTTTAATGACAGAAGCGGTCACCTCTCTTATTAGGGATTCATAAACAAATGCGGTGTTTCTTTTTTTATTGTGCCTAGTCTTCATTCTTGTTCTCCATCAATTTTTTATTAAAATCACTATCCAAACCTTCTATCAATTGAATAATTGAGTTATTAACTTCAAATAATTTCTGCTCTTCGATTTCCTCATTCAAACTATAAATAGGTTCTTGTTGTTCATAAAGTCCATTTCCTGGATCTGGTATGGTGTCAGTAAACATTTTTTCCGAGCCTGGAAATTTTGATCGGCGGGAACTGCCGCGTTTTTCAAAATTAGTTTTTGCTAGCTGGCTCTGGCGGAAGCGGCTCTTTTTTCTTCCATCCGCTGAAGGCTTTACTGCTTCATACGAACTTTTTTCATACGTTCTTATATCGCCATCACGTGAACCTGGAGGTACTGCCAAGAGCGTCGAGTCTTCGCCAGATGAAGCATTATCGGTAGGGGATGCGCCCTGAGAAATGGCGGGCATCTCTTCTGGTCCTGCCGCTATAGGTTCTTCTAAGTCAGCGCCCAAATCACCACCAAGATCGGTGTCTAAGCCACCGCCTAGACCGCCGCCGCCCAAGTCACCGGCTGCTCCGACCGCTTCTGCAACTGTTTGAAGTGACGCGTCGTGCTTACGATCATAAAACATTTCTCTTTGGTTTCTCGCAAACTCTTCATGTGACATACCAAATATATGCTCAGCAACCCATCGGCGACTAAAGAATCCTTCAGTAGCTGATGCTGCAATATCAAACTTAGCTTTCCAGTGTTCAATCTCCTGTAGCTCTGCAATTTTAGATGGATTGTTTAAGGCAAGCTTAAACGATAACAAGTCATCGCCTCGGAAGCCTAAAGTATAAAGATGTATGATTCCAATTTTTTCTAGTTCCGCGATGATAACTCTTTGTAATCTTTGGATTGTTCTTGCAAAACGAATATCTTTTTGCGCAAGAGTTGTCTTGTCTTCTGCAGCGCCTTCTCCCATTGCAAGATATGCTTGAGGAATTTTTAGCGCGGAAAAGAGTTTGTCACGTAGATATTTGATATCATCAATCTGTGTAATGTTCTGTGCGCCGGCAAGAGTCTGGATGTCGGTAACCGAACCTGCCCTTACAGGAATAAAATAGTCTTCTTCAATTGACATAGGATTGTAGCGTAAATCAACTCGACCAGTGGTGTGATCAATTACAGAGTGGCGCTTAAGTTGGGTTACAATTTTTTCCATATATTGCTCAACGTCTTGTGGTGGAATAGCACCAACATCTATTTTAAATACGCGGCGTTCAGACGATCGTACAACTCGATAAGCCATCATGGCGTCTTCCATAAGAGTAAGCTGACGCCAAATTCGGCGCGCTGGTTCAAGAATAGACGTGCCGTATGGTGCATACTTATCATTACCAAGAATACGAAAGTGAGCAACTTGCCAGTTTTCAAACGTCATTCCCGCTGAATTCCACTGGTATTGAACATAATTTGGATTTGTCGCGTCTTGACCCTCTAAGCGTTCAAGCTCTTGTATTGGTAACGCAATAACTGATTTAACACCAAATTTGTCATCGATATCCATATACAGAAAAAAGTCTCCGTACTTACACATTGTGCGCGCCCAACCAAATAAGTTGTACTCAAGATTTAAAATGCTAGAATAAAGGATTCCTAAGACTGCTTTAATTTCTTCATTTGCGCATTTAATATTAAGCATCGGTTTTAATTCAGAATGAGTTGTCATCTCGTCTGCATATATATCCATAGAAGATGCAATCTCTGGCATATATTCCATTTGATCAAAATCGATATATCGCTCGGAGCGGCGTTGATTAGCGATTGCGTTTGTAGCTATCTGATCAAGTGGGTTGTATAATGTCTTCTTAAACTGTTGACCAGAAGCTGATTTAAATCTAGCTGAATATTTATCTAAGTGCTGGCGCCTAATCCGGCGGCCAGATTGGGATCGGTAATTAATTATCGGACCTGAAAAAAGACGTGTTAATCTCTTAAACAGTTCAGATTCTTGATTTGCTGGATTTTTGCCCTTGGGTCTTACTCTATTATCTGCCATTTATCCTCTCACTTTATAATCCAATTGAATTGGTCATACATTTTTTGTGCTTCATTCATTTTATCAAAGATGCTATTTTTTTTGTAGCCCTCTTGGCCTTTAATTTGTGTATTCATAGTAGTTTTAGAAGTCTTGATTCCACCAATAAACGCTTTTTGATAGTTTAGATCTCTTGCGTTTGCTTGCAGTGCTGTATCTCTTACCCAGCAAGCAATTGCTAAAGCCATAACGAGATCGTCGTTATAACCTTTCATTGCTTGGGGGCGACCATTTCTCCAAATAAAAGTTTTCATCTCATTAATTGTTCGAGATGAATATATTTTAATTAGTTTGTTTCTTATAAACTCTTCTAGTTTCGCTACGATAAGAGGTCGAGTTTTCATCGAGGTGGTAAATCCGGCTACTGCGGAAGATAGCGCCTCAGCTTGATGTTGCTCTATATATTCATGTGTAGATTTAACCGAGAAGTACAAATTTGGATAAGCATGTTCAACCAGTTTATCGAGAACCGTGTAACCGATGTTATTGTTTTCTACCACAAGCATCGCGTTTCCAAACTCTCTCCCTACTTGATTCAAGAAGTTTGCATACATATCTGGCGTTGGTTTACCTTGGTACTCGCCTACTATTTCGAGAGTCTCTAACTTGATCATATGCAAAGTAGAGTAGTCAGCACCGTCACCGCGTGAAACATCTGCAACTGCAAGATAATTACAGCTTGGATCAAACTCCTCCCAAATCCAAAAATTGCGGTCAAAGCCTGTTCTATATTTTGGTTCCTTTATATTTCCTATTAACCACTTCATACAATCAGGGTCGATTACTGTTTCTCCAGAAGTGTTGAAACTACATTCTAACTCTTGTGCAATCTGTCGCTTGGACATATTTCTGGTTTCTTTTTTATACCAGTTAGAATCTCTGTCGGGGTGTACATCCCAGGATAGTGTTGTTAAATGGAAGTTGTTTGCATTT